AATTGTGTTTTGAAAACTCTTTGAAGGCCCTTGAGGAATCTTCCCCATATTGACCTTTCATCTGATTGTACATATCTAAATGAATAGGTTCTCTATTAAACATATCTGAGTAAACATCTAGCTGCTTATTCTCGGTAACTCTTTCCTTACCAATCTCACTATCAGCACCATAATAAGCACGTTTATCATTTGAGGCTTGGTCAGCCGCTTTCTCAATAGCACCCTTAACAACACTATAGTTTCTGGCAGTTTCAGGATCAGATAGGTCTTTTGGTTTGATATCTTCTAGATGTTTACCCATTTGACCAACAGTCATCTTTCTAACATCTTTCAGAGTAGAAGCTTCTCTCCAAGCATCTCCAGCCTTCTGAGCGTACTTACTATCAGACTTAGAAAGGTCTTGCATTCTGGACATTATTTCAGGGTTTGTATCCCTGCCTGAAAATCCAACACCTTCGACCAGCTTACGATTGCCTTCCTCAATTATAGCAATACGGGCTCTCTCTTGAGCTTTAAAACCATTCTCTGCCCTCTTCTTCCAAGAGTTTCTTCCTTTTGGGCTAAGATTGCCATATATCTCTTTCTCCATTGGAGAGACTTTATCCATTGGAGAGACTTTATCCTGATTCATTATCCGAACCATTCTCCCATAGTTGCCTGATGCTTCTAGGGAATTAAGAGATGCTTCACTCGATAGAGCTGGGATCTTACCCATCATCCTTTCTTTCTCAGATAGGGAGAGTGCTGTGCTCCCGCCTATTGCCTCACCCATATCTCTTGCCCAAGATTGAGCAGAAGCAGGATCAGTAACATTTGAAAGGCTTGAACTAAAATTATTTTTTAAAGTCTCTCTATTATAAGAAATAGTCCTTTTAAGTTCTTTTGAGTTAGATCTAGCATCAGCATTCAATAGGGCCAATTCTTGTTTTTTCCTAAAAGTATTCTTAACCCCATCTGACATTCCAGAAGTATCAACCGATGTCCACGCTTTATCTACTGAGGAAACAATACCCTGAGAATATCCTTGTGGATTCTTTCCCTGAAAGTCTGCATCAGTTTTCTGCACTTCAGCATTCTCATTTCTCTTTGCTTGTACCAGAGAATCAAATAGAGCATTTTCATCATCTAATTTTCTCTTTGCTTCTTGGATAGCTCCAACGTGCCCACTAATTGATCGAGCTGCATTAGCTATTTGCCCGACCATCTTAGATCCAGCTCTGGTAACTGCTGAAGCAGCTTGTGGGGATACAGTTTGATTAGAAGGCCCAACTTTATTTACAGTGTTCCTACCTTGAAATCTAGGCATTGCCATTAGTCGCTCCCTTCTTCTCTTTAGCCATACCGGAGAAATTTACTCTTGATACTCCCCCGAATAATGCACCAATTGCCTCTCTTTTTCCAGCCCTAATTGATTGATTCGCCATAAAGGCAGAAGTATCCGCACCACTCTTGGCCGCATCAGACGCCGCTGAAGCGTCCCTAAACTCGGCTAGTAGTTGGAGCTGTATTTCTTCATCAGTATCTGCTAAGAGGTCTAAATGAGATCCTGAGCCTACTGCTATTCCAGACGATGCTACTGCTGCTGTTTGTTGCCCTTTAAACTTCTGTCCTTGTCTTTTTAAGGCTTCAGCGTTTAGTTCATATCTATCAAGAATATCTCCAGCAATCCTTCTGCCTTCTGAGGCTTTTAATTCAAAGGCTGCTGCCTCTTCTTTAGCCGCTTTTTGGGCTGAGTAAATCTGGTATCCCGTAGATACTACAGTAACTGCTGCTGCTCCAGTGGCCATTAGTAAAACCTCACGTATCGGGAGTAATTCTCTTTCCCATCATATAAAACAATAATGCCTTCAAACCTAAACCCCAAAGCACTTGCCCATTTTTCCTCTTCTTCTAAAACTGCTATTTCTACCCTATGTATCCTATTACCAGGTATTGCAGTTGTTATTTGCTCAGACCTTAACCACCATCTTATCTCACGAATGATGCTTTTACCAACTTTACTGATATCCTTACTAGGTATCAAGAAAGCCTCAGCTGCTCCTAGTCTAAGGATATTTAGTCCAAAAATTCCAAAAACTTCTTTAGTTTCTGAGTCTTGGAAGGTAATTAGGATCATCCTGCGATCTTTTAAGTTGGCCCACATAGATTGAGCAAGCCCATCAATTGCATGTTTTGGAGATTGTACAAATCTCTCTAGATGCTCCATTTTAAAAGGTATGCCATTAATCATTAGTCATCCCTCTGAAAACCAATGCAGATATTGTGCAAGGGTATGGTTTGTCCGAAACCAAATAAACCTGAGCTCTAGAGTTTGGTCCTGCTGCTGAATACGTCTGCAACTCTCCACTGTGTAGCACTGTACTACTGGAATCTGGAAACTTTATCTCTTTTAAACTGCTAAGGTTTGGACCAGACTTTAATTGTCTAGCCTTATAAAGTAAAGCAGTTATCTTATCGATTCTCTTTATCTGACCTGTAGAGTGCCCAACATTTCCCGCATAATTTACGGGCAAGCTCCGTATAGTACTAGTATATAACAATCCAACAGTAATATAAGTATAAGCATCCGAATCCAGTACAACTTCACCAGAAGCTACTACCTTAGTCCCAAGATAATTACCATCAGCAACAACGCCAACGGTCTCCCCTTCTAAGTGCCCTAATCCCGTTAGCGTAGCACTTGCTGGGCTAGTAAAAGTAATAGCACTGTCGAGGTAAACGGAATTAGCACTAGATAAATCAGAACCTGTAAAATCATCTCCCACCTTCTCTATGAAAAGTCTAACTACTGAATTTATAGTCCTTTCGACCACAACAACTAGATCATTTCCTACGGAACATGCGGCTTTAAGGGTCCCACCAAAATCTAGGATACTAAATGCAGAGGTTCTACCTGTTTCATCGTAGACAAGGGCATATAATTCTGACCCCCTATATAGAGCCATTCTTCTGTTCCTAACTATATCTCCCTCTACTACTCCAGCAACATCTGTCAAGAGTGACATATCTACTGAAATATAGGACCCGTTATCTCTAAAATAAAAATAGGAGTGTATTGACTTTCCATCTTCTGCTACGAAGAAAGAGGCAGATCCCATGCTTTGACTAGGAACACTCTTCCCTCCCTGAGTGGATTGCCTTCTAACACTAATGCTATCAAAACCAAATCCAGCATCTTTCCCAGAAGCAATATACTCTTCTGAGCTAGTGCCTATTGCTAGTGAGTCTGCCCCATTCAACCATCTTATCTGATTGGCTCTTGGAGAAGCTAGTGCGAAATCAAATGGATGATCTGTAGATTTAGCCCCAAAATAACCATAGGTTTTAGCTAAGGATGACTCAGCTGTAGAGGCATCCTGATCCAATACTTTATTTATAAAAAACTGAGTATTTCCAATCTGTGAAGCCCATATAGTATCAGGAAATTTTTCATTTCCACCCATAATAGCTCTTTGCTCGAAACCCGCTATTGATCTTGGATAACCATACTCTCCATTCCAAGCCGTTATATTCCAATCGTCTGTTGGGTCCGATGGAGGAGCTGTTGAAACTAAGAACCCCGGAGCCACTGTTACAACAGTAGTGCTAGTAAAAGCGGTTACATATACATGGTAAGAAGTTTCAGAAATATTTAATAGAAAGGCTGCTGGTGCACTTGATACCGACCCGACCATTGCTGCTGTAAAGAAAGCAGAGCTTGCAGTTAAAGTATATGTTGGTCCTGCTCCTGTAGCGGTCATTGTAATACCAGTGGTATTAGTAACTACAAAGGGATAATTGATTAAGCTCTGAGAAGATAGTCCAAACAACGTAAATACCGTTATCTCTCCAGTGTATAGCAAGATTATTGGAGGAACATTTCCAGAAGTAGCTACAAACTGTAATTGGTCCCCCACTTGGATACTGGTAAACTGCTCCTCATAATCCACAAGGTCTGGTAGGGTTAGCCCAATAGCAGGAGTAAAGTACTCTATTTGTGTACCAGCGGAGTTATACACTCTTAGGGAATCATATGTCGTGGTAGATGATTTATTTAACCCACCTTTTTTATTAAATACAACATAATATATCCCATCTGGCCTGTAGAATTCCATAACCTGTGGAGACCATGTGTTTGGAAGTTCCGCAAATAACTGGCTCCCTGGTCTTTTAATAAGGCCACCACTGGGAGTTACAATCCAATTATTTATCTCAGCTGCACCTTTTAGAAACCTATCATTATCAGATTTACCAAAGTGTTTCTCGGAGATTATCCCAGCACTAAAATCGTTTTGAACGTGATTAAATCTGCTCATCTGGCTCCTAGTCGTAGAGACCTATATTACGAGAGTTTGAGAAAAAATCTTCTCCGGCATATGTTTGAGAGGACTCCATTGCGTCTTGGGCCCTTGCTTCTCTGATCTCTCGATCTGCCAGATCATATAGTTCCCTGGATAGGGTCCTACTCTGTACGAGAGGGTATGCTAGTTTGGAGGCGATTCTATCTATCAGCGCCTCAACGAATGCAGGATCGAACTTACTAACATCTGTTACTTTCTTAATGTATGCAACATTCGCCACTTCATAATTAAGTAATAGTTTATCACTCTCTATAGCAAATTGAGGATCTTCAGAGTCATTGACTCTTAAGACTCTCAAACAATCGCTAGGTAGTTGGTATTGATATGCCCATTTAAACTCTGGTGTTGCATCAAGAGGTGCCAAAGTGGCCCTATATATGGAAAAATTCCAAGAAAAGTTTCTTAGAAGAAGATCTCTGGTTTTGTAATAGAATTCTCTACATAGTCTGGCCTCTTTAGAGTCCTCTGACATAGCAGAAATTGGATCTACTCCTATAAGAGCAAGGGATGAATTACATACTGCTGTTTCGCTGGTAACTGTAGACGACACTACTCCTCCCTTTTAAAAATAGGGTGAGTATGGTTTAGATACTCACCCCGTATGGACAGAAGAACTAGAAAAGAACCTAAGAGAACGTAGACTCTTAGTCAACTAGATACTTAATAACCCATTCAATTTTTACATCAGCATTCTCAGCAAGCTCAGTACATTTTGCGAAAGTTTGAACTTCTTTTGTAAATCGTTTGCCAATTCCAGCTGGAACCAAGTTGTCTGCATCGCCTGAGCGAGTAAATGCTGCTTGTCCGCCACCATCCGACTCTAGGATGAAAGCATCTGCATCTTCAGCGTGAGTAACATCAGCATCAGAAGAAGCTTTGTGCCCTAAGCTTAGTTTGCCTGTAGCTCCCAAAGTAGCGTGGATTCTTATATAAGCATCTACTACTAGGATATTTGCAGGAAGTTTTGGTCCGAGAATTTCATCATTAGCTGCTAGAGCTACACCTGGAGTTGAAACTTCACGAAGATATCTACTCTTGGCATTTCTGTCAGTAGAGTCCATGAAATTTACACCATCAGATAGTTTGCTTAGTGCTACACCTGTATAATCTGTCATATTAACTCCTCCCCATAAGGGAATTAAAATCGGGAGCAATTACGCTCCCAATAAAATCTTACTCAGTACAAAGACACTCAACTACTTTCTCATCTTCGATACGTGTTGCACCGACCATGTGATATAGATAAATCCCAATGTTGCCTTTTTTATCTCTTCTTGGACCGACATCTATGTAGAGGTCAGTGTTCATTGCAGAGATCATACCTTGCTCACACCATGCAAAACACTGACGAGCACCTATTGCTAGTTCATCAGATCCACCAGTGATTGCACCAGTAGTTGCATTTACGCTTGCAATAGCAACAGTGGTTACAGGGACCAAGTTGGTCATTGTAAACTCAAATCCGTAGAAAGAGCCAACTTTACCATTAGTTAGAGTCCTAATAGTGTTATAGTCCGCACTAGTAATCTGAGTCTCTGTGAGCAATGCTCTTTTCTGAGAACCAGTTATTACGAAATGCTTCATCTCATCTTCTTCGATATCTGCATCATCGAATTTTTCCATGATGAGACCGAGTGTAAAGACGTTTAGGTTTGTTAGGTTTCCTGCACCATCACAAGCAACAACTCTCTGATCTGAAGGGAGTGCAACATTAGTAATAGATCCACCATTTACGAAAGAACCAGAAACCGCATTACCAAGAGCAGCCGCAATAAAGCGAAGGTCTTTCTTACGATTAAGGGCATAAACTGCTGATAGAACATAAGTACTTTGAGGATCGATGATCATCTTAGCCTTATCAACTCTATCAATTATTGTTCCCCACTCAGCAGGAGCAAGTGTAACCTGTCTACGGCTATGGTCTACAGCGTAGTTAGGAGTATCTTCTGCTCTTGCAAGCTCATCATTAACATCTACTGAATCAACTCGGTCATAATACTCAGCTTGAACACTTTGAGATTCAACTCTAGACTTACCAAAAAGTCTTGATTGTTTCTGTTGTGAAAGAACGAGAATGTTCTCGTTATACGCTTCTGCGTATGCTGTAGGTAAACTGATATTTCTTACTGTCATATATCCTCCGACAAAGAAAAAATTTAAAAAAGTTACAAGTTATCGGCGAGGGTATCCTGAAGGGCCTCATCTTAGCTTCTCTTTGCGGGGTCCGAAGAGTATCCCAGAGTTATAGCTCAATTATGAGTATAAAAAAAAGCCTGACGGTAAGTCAAGCCTTTTTGCAACATATGATTAATTTTTTTCTATTCAGCGCCAATTTCCGTTTGTCCAGGGAAAGTATATGCTGCAATAGCAGTGTTTAAATCCATCCATTGGGCCTGTAATCCTCTATGTTCTGGATGCATTTTATTTAAAAAGGCTGGATTGCTTCTCATAGCAGTTCTTTTTGCCTTCAAATTATCAAGATCTTTACCCATCGCACCTTTTGCATCATCTGAGAAATTGTCGTCTAGCATGCCTTTCCCAATATTTGCAAAGAGTTTCCTATTTGTTGAATCCTTCAAAAAACCTGATTCTGTCATAGTTTTTAAAGTATCTTCATCAACAAACTTGGAGAGTGCTTCAGTCGCAAGCTTAGTGTTAGGGTCATAATCCTTGCCCCATTCTACCTTTAAGGCTTCTTCTGAGGCCACTGCGCTGGCATCGGAGTCGGTCTTTTGCTTTGTGATAGTTTCTCCCACATATGTGTTGAAAAAATCTGTGATCTTTTGTGCTTGTGAAGGGAGAAGTCCTGCATTATGGGCAGTTTCTTTGAACTTAGCAAACATAGCTTCGTCGGAAGCCACGCCTTCAACAATCTGGTTATTCTCAATTTTATAATCATCTACACTCTCTGGTACGCCAAGACGCTTAAAGGTTTCTTTCCACTCATTATCCGAAAAATGCTCATTTGGTACTGGCATCTTATCTTTACCAATATTTTGAGAAGCGTGTACTAAAGACTTCATCAGATTGGCTTGGTTGAAACTACCGTCTTGATTGGCGAACTTAAGGAGAGTAGGGTTTCCCTTTAACTCCTCTGGTAAACCTTCTGGATAAGCGTAATGGATTCCAGCTGCTCCCTCGGCTCCAGCTGTTGCTTCACCAGCGGCTGCTGCCTCTCCTGCTGCTTGAGCTATTGTCTTATCACCGACTCCTGCTACTCCGCCGCCATCTGCCCCAGCTTCGCCAGGTGCTGCGTCCATCAGCCTACGTGTTCGGCTTGAATTGATGTCCAAAATCATACTCGATCTCCTTCTTTTCGTTGTTTTCTAGGTTCATTGTCCTTAAACTATTTGGGTCTGCCCCCAAAATGTCCAAAATATAAATTAATCCTTCTCGTTTTCCTTCATTCTTAAGACCTTTCTCACCTTCTCCGGTTCGCTTTGTGTAATACAAAGCCCCCATGAGGTCACATAGCACTTCCTTACCCAATGAGGAGCCAAAAAGTTTTTGGTACTTCTCCATCATATCTGCATCGTGATCTAGGAGAGATTTTTTCTCCCTTGCTTTCTTTATTGCCATGCTCTGTCCTTCTTATTTCTTGTCCTGTCCTTCTACTCCGCGCTCGATTCGATTTCTAGTTCGCTCTCTCTGCCACATTAAACCCTCTTCAAACTTGGTAATGCTTATGGCATTTTCTCGGCAGGGGAATTTAGCATTTAGATATTTCAGCATTATTAAGCCTGTTTCAATTAGGTCTGTACATTGGCATCGATTCAAGTCTCCACCTTCACTTGCTGGTTTAGTCAACATATTGAAAGAGATAGACTCAACGTCGTGACGCAACATAATATTATAATGAGGTCTAATCTCTTTCTCAAACCATTTGTAGTCCATTGATCCTGACTCATTAAATTTTTCGGGGTACTTTTGCCTAAGCTCGTCTATTACTAGTATAGGCTTACCATTGATTTCTTTTACGTTTTTCATTGATCCGATCATTCTTCTCTCCTATTATTGTTATGCTGCTTGTGATACGTTTTTCACCGTATTAGAATCTTTGTTGGCCATCTCTGACTCAAAGGCTTGCTGTCTCTGCTTTGCAGAAGCTGCTTTAGCTGCCTCATACTCCTCGTCGCCTCTCAAGATCTCTTCCGGTATTCCCATAAGATTCGCATTGTAGCGCACAGTTTTCGCTGGGTCAATCATCGCATAAATATCTGGATCGATTTGTACAAACCCACTCATAATCTCCATAAAGCGACCAAGATTCTGTATCTCACCGAGTCTTTGTGCTCTAGCTATCTGAGAAGAGAAATGTATTTCAACTGACTTATTTCTGATTTCTTTTGGAACTGCTGGAAGATCTGCTTTAAGAACGTCCATAATCCTAGCAATAAGCGGCTTAAGTAACTCATTGTGGAGTCTGCCGAGAATTGGCCCTAATAGTCTAAGATGTTGCTCAACACGAGCATTTGTCTCAGTAGCCGTCATTTGAGGGCCATCTCTTAGCTGTAATTGATCAATATAGAAATCTTCCTTAATCCTATCTCTAACCGAATCGATCAGCTGTAATCCGAGATCAATTCTACCATTGGTAACTAGTGGATAAATTCTATCATCGGACCTACCTGCTCTGTAAGGATTAATCCCACCAGGTCTAGTATTAGGACGAATAACCATATCATCTGGGACCATTAGTGGAGGATCAACAACTTTCTGAGCGCCACGAATAGTAGTTTTCATTATCTGATTGATCATCTTAATGTCTGGAAGTGCCTTCATTGATGGAGAACGTCCTCTTATCTCTCCAGAAATCTTTAACCATCTTGGTACCATATATGGGAAAGAGTCAAAACCCGACTCCATCAACATCTTGGGATTGTTTCCTTCACTATCATAAAGAATATGGTGTGAAGCAAAAGCTTTATTCTTAGGATTAAGTTTCCCGTACTCTGCATCCTTCCTAGGCATTACAGCGTGAATGACTTCAAATTTCTTATCTAACTCTCCACTATTAACCATTCTAGTAAGTTTCTCAGATCCCTTATAGAAATCATCGCCAAATTTCTGCATTGCTTGTCTGATAGTTATCTCATAGAGGTAATAAACAGTATCGACAACGCCATAGGCATTTTCTTTGATACCAAACTTATAAATAGGCTCTGTAGTGAATCTGATCTTATCTTCTTTGTCCTTATCTGCCCTCATAACAGCAGTACCGGCCACTGCTAGGTCCAAATAAAGCTCATGTATCTCAGTTTGAAAGTTTGAATTGTTTAGGATTTGGTGAATACGTCTTACAGTCTCCTGTAAGTACAGTCTAACGGCTGGGAGGTTATCTAGCTTCACATCACCCGTTGATAGCTCGAACCACTGTACAGAGGGATTTGTGAGCATACTATGTAGTGCTGAGGCCAATAGCTCAGAATAATGGATAGCTGAGGTGTCATATAGCTCCCAAAACTTATCTTGCCCTGGGGTATTGGAATATATCTCTTTCTTATTAGGGCTAACGTATTTTAAAACATCTCTAGTGAGACTATCCCACATTTGGGCATCATTCTTCATCTCTTCCCATTGATTTTTAATAAAAGTTGCCGAAGTTTTAGTAGTTTTCTTTTTGGCCATCATTGTCTCCCTGCAACCATAGTTCTACCAGGTTGGAGTCTTGATTGTTGAAGTTCGGATATTCTTTTGTCAAAAAGGGATTGGAGTGCCGACAATCTTGCTTTATCTGCCCCTACGAATAGACTTTCATCTAAAGTTGCGCTTTTAAAGCCATCTGCATTGGAAGCAGCAGTATTTACAACCCCTTGCTTTCTGTCAAGCTCTTTACCTGTTACCTCTGTCTGTAATTCTGGTGCTACATATGTTGAAGAACTTCTTGAACTCATCTTAATGCTCCAATTCGTTATAGCCGCTATCGGCTTCTAGTCTGCCATTTCGGCTACTATGCAACATACTACTCTCAAAACTACTTCCTGTCTCGTCTAAAGAAGAGTACCCGAAACCATCAGAGCCATGAGAGGACCAATCATGTAATGGGTCCTTCGCGAAGGTGCAAAGTTTATCATCCCACTTTTTTTGGAAGTTTTCAAGGCATTCTATCCCTCTCTCGCAATATTCCTCATCAAAGTATGAAATTGGGATCCTTTTACGGGATGCTGCAATCCTATCAGGTATGTTTTGCTTTGGCTGTATGTGGGGTGCTGCTCCGAATAGTTGACGGGCTTGCTCTTGTCTTGTGACTCCAGTACCCCATTCAGTTACTCTACCATCATGCGGCCATACGTGCTTACCATATTTGAATCCTCTACCTACTACAAAAACCCCATCATCTACTTCAACCTTCTTCCCTACTGGTCCTGCAAGGGCATCCAGATATTTAGAAAAGAATGGGAGTCCCTTACCATTGGTCTCCATGTAGTGAATATAATTGAAAGTACCATTTGCCATCTTTTGGCGGAACCAAATTACAGTACTATCCTTCATCCCGATATCCCAATGAGTATCTACTGGAATAGTGGGATTATATGTCAATTTACAGATTCGGCCATCTTCTCTGGCCTCTTTCATCTGCTTGCCAAAGTAGGATCCTAGAACAGCTGCTGCAAAGTCACACTCAAGCTCCTGAGCGATTTCCTCATCAGTCATATCAGAGGTCATATCATCAATCTCTGATTGGCCTAGAACTCCTGTCTCAGAAGCCTTATATAGAGCAGAAAACCACTTTCTAGCTGCCTTATATTCTCTCCAAGCCTCATATTCCTCATTTAACAGAGTACTTTGCACCTCTAATATTTTGTTAAGTTCCACAGTAGGGAGATAGTCGTGTATTTTGTTAAGGCTCTCAAATTCCGACCATTTTGTGTATTCATCTGCTATTGGAGAGTGCTCTTTCTCATATTCCTTAGCGTACTTCTCATAATCAATTGCTTTCTTATATCTCTTCCAAAAATGGTTTCTCCCCTTTGGTGTGCCAATAAATACGGCCCAAGGCGGAATATGCCCCTCAATCCCAGCTTCAGCAGCGATTTTTTCACGATCACCAAGAGCAGGACGGACAATTTGGCCCCAAAGAATAGGATCACACTGGGCAAACTCATCTAAAACGGCACCATCCAGATACATACCACGACCATTATCAGGATCATCAGCACCCAGGAGTAGTATTTTTATATGGTCTGGGTCTTTCTCCCCCATATACATATGTTCTGGACGGTGTATATAAACAGCCCCTTCAGTTTTATTAACTTGGCGGTTTGGTAGGTTTCTTGTGTAGTCAAGAAGCGCTTGCCACGCCACTTTTCTAGCTTGAGTCATTGTCGGGGCCACATATACATACTGAGGCATGTGAAGCTCGTTACGCAAGGACTGATCGACGATTTCATTTATCGCGCAAATTGTATTATGTGTTGGTATGAAACTTTCCCCAGCAAGAAATATATTTCTGGGGGCATCTACGGATATACAGAAAACTTCTTTTACTTCTCCTGTTTTCTCAACACTAACAACTTGCCTACGAATAGGACGACCACTGTATTTGGCGAGCACTGATTTTCTCTTTAGTCTAAAGGGGTCAAATTGTCTCCTTCGGAATAAACAGTAGAACTCTTTTTCTTTTCCTCTAAGGTATATCTTCTTAGTTATTTTTAATCCCAGACTTCTGGAGAGTATTAGGAAATCATCGATCAGCCTTTCATTTTTATTATCAAATCTACACGTACCTGAAGAAGAAACAGTACCGTCAGAGTCCATCAACCCTTGCAATAGGGCTACCCTCTGCCTAATGTCAGCAAACAAGTACTGTTCTGGGATATGCTTATTCTTTGATAGGTTTAAGGTCTTTAATTTTGTTATAAGTCCTGGGTAATGGTAGACATCGCATCCTTTAGCCTTCTTAATGTTCGAGTGTTTAAACTCTTTTAAAACTATCTCATCTCCATGGCATACAGAGATTGCACTTGAATCACTTTGACCATCTCCTAACCAAAACCCTAATAAATACGGATTTATGGGTGCGTAAATAGTTGGATACTCGCATGGCAGAGCTGGGGGTATAAAACACCCTCTCCCGGAATCAAGTCTATCTTTTACGTCCGAACACTTTACCTCTTCTCCAAATTTAAACGGTTCTCTCTTAGTAACTGATAGGTTTCCTGCTTTATCCTCTATGTACCATAAATGCTCAGAGTCACACTCAACGCTTGTACCATCATCAAGAGAAACACGATATATCTCCTGCTCCTCATTGCTAAAATGCCCAACAACTTCTACTGGCAACCCCTCATACCCATAAACTGCATCCCCAAATTTTAGATCTTCGATATTCTTAAAACCATAAGGGGTTGGGATCTTGGTTCCTTCCGCAAGACATTTTCCAAAACGACGATGACAAACAGCTACATTAAATCTCTTAAATGCTTTGTGCATCTGCAATTGCAGAGGTCTTGGCTTATATCCGGTCTTGATCTTTACTATTTTGGTTTCTTTCTTTGAATCTTTCTTGAACTGCCCTTTAATAGGGACTTTTACATCAGAAGAGGCAAGGCGGTTCTTGTTTTCAAACCGCCGCTGCTTCTCAATACCTTTTAAGTTTACCGTATAGGTTTTCGCCACTAAAGAATACCGTTTTGGTCCTCTAGAAGTTCAATCAATGTACCCTTATTCGCTTGTTTTGGATAATCAACATTTCTTTCATCAAGCATCTTCTTTAGCTTTGCAATAGTATACGAAGCTGGATCAAGAAGTTGAGAAGGTTTCATTGCTGCGCCTTGCCCTATTCTTTCTTTGATAACTTCTGCTTCTGGTTTTGCAGTAGCTTTAGTTCCCTGAAGTTTTCTGATGTGCTTCTTACTAACTTTTTGCATTTGTCCGTTTGGTCCTAATACATATGGCATATATATCCTTTTTTAAAACCCCATTAATTGGAGTAGGTGTAATCTATCTTCTTTTGGAGGGCAGTAATATCCTACAGCTGAGTGAGTCTCATTGCCAAAGGGGCAGCTATCACATTGGATCCCAGCACATCCGCCAGACTGAGCTCTCATGCTCTTAGCCGAAGAAATTTCTACTTCTGACTCACAGCCAAATGTTATGGTGAAGTCTGCGTCCGAATATTTTTCTTTCTTTCCCATGTGCTTCCTTTCTATAATAGTTCTTCAAACTCGGTCACTTCGCTTCCTACTAATTCCACTTCAACAACGTCCGATTGCTGAATGGTTTTTTGCTTTTCGTAGCTTACTTGTACTGGTGTATCTCTGTCAATCCCCGTCTGAATTATTATAGTAGTTGGAGCATGAGCATCCTCTGCCTGCTTATCCTTGTACAAATCAGGGAAAGCATTTTTCATACGAAAGATCTGAGTTGCTGCATTTACCTTAGACTCTCCAGAAGAAGCTTTCCTGTTCAACTCTTCCCAATAGGCAAGATAGCAGGTTTCCCCAATTGCAGAGGCCATCATAAAAACAGGCTCCTCCCTGAGCCACTGCTCTAGTGCCCCAGCTGGAACCTTGAGAACTCCGGCAAAAGCATTAAACGAGCCTCCATCATCCATCCACTCAATAAGCTTCTCTGCATAAAGAAGATCGAATGGGTACTTGATTCCTTCTTTTAGATTATTATTAAGAGTAGACCAATCGAAAGGCGTTTGCCCCACTGCTCTACGAATCTCTTCCTTCTTGGTAATGTTCTCCTTTTCAGGAGCTTCCGTAAGTTCTTCATCTTTCATAGTAAACTCTTCAATACGTTATAGTTATATGTCTTACGCTTGTGACACTTCTCCTGGCAGAGTACTTGAAGATTATCCTTTTCACAAAACAATCTATTCATAAAATTCGTCCAATCAAATTTCCCCTCACCTAGTTCAATCAAAGTGCCCACTTCCTCAATATGATCAACACTAACTTCTTTCCTCTCAAATAGTTCTCCACACTCAGCACATTGAAAAAAGGTATGAAACTTATCATTACCATTTTTAAACTTACCAACAACTGATTTTACCTTAGACTCCTTAAGACAATCATTACGTAAGTTCCAACGAAGAGAAGCTATCCGCAATTGTTTCTTAATTAAATTTTTGGTCTTATTGTCCATAAGCTGATTATGACTCTACGCTATTATAATATCAGAGTCAACAATGCTGCGGTGCGTACTATGTAGTGTTGTAAAAATATATTTATGCATTGGGCATGACGCGAGTTGTCATTATTATTGATTTTTTAATAAAGTGAATATGAATGTTGCAAAAGCGCACTATAGATTGATTAGAAAATATAATTTCGGGTGTGGGGTCCCCATCATATTACTACAAGTTTGCAACTTTGGGGGTACCCCCCTTTGTTT